CCGCTTTTCATGTGAACATCAAAAAGGTATCTCGTCGTCTGGAATCGGGGGAGCGTCGTTGTCGCTGAAATATCCGCCGCCTCCGTTGCTCGCGCCTTGGTTCGCTGGTGCGCCTCCGTCGTCCTTCTTTCCGCAGAACTCGATGTGATTGATGACGGCCTCTGTGACGTAACGTTTCGTCCCGTCTTTTTCGTAGCTCCGTGAGGTCATGTGTCCCTCGACAAGAAGTTCCTTGCCCTTTCCGCAGTAGTTCTTGACAAGCTCTGCGAGTTTGTCCCATGCTACGCAGTCGATGAAATCTGCCGTCGGCTGCTTGCCCTGCGTCTGCTGCTGCGAATCTTTCGGCTTACGCTTGTCGCAGGCGAGCGTGAACCGCGCTACGACTTTCCCGCTCGGTGTATATCTCACATCCGGGTCGCGGGCGAGCCGCCCTTTGCCTATCCACTTGTTCATGTTCCTTGCTCCTTCAAAAATCGTCGGGGTCGTCGATGCTCTGCTTCCTACCGCTTTTGGCTTCATCGACAAATTTCTCGTATTGTGCTCGCGAAATCTCGATGGCTTTTCCGTGAACGTCTAGGGCGGTGAATGTCTCTCGGTCTCTTTGAAGAACGCTGTTCCACCAATCCGCGTCGTAGATCGCTTGGAACGCCCACGCGAGCGCTCTTGACCGTTTTACTCGGAACGCTTTTCTGTCCATCGAAAGAACCTGCCGCCACTTTTTCTGGCCTCGCGTCTTTTGTACAGCGAACTTGTGATATTCCTTGTTCATAATCCAAATCCCCATTCGCGCATGAATTTCACGAGCTTATAGTGGTCGGCCTCGCAGATAACCTGATACGCCCATGCGAGCTGATTCGACCGTTTGACGCGCCGTGCGTTCCTGTTTTCCGCGAGCATACGCCGCCGGTCTTTCTTGAACTCGCTGTACGTGATGGCATTTCGCCTCCACTCTCGAATCATCTTTCGCGTCCTCTCTTTCGTAAACCGTATAGAAAATGTTTTCTTTCGCGTTTTTCTCCGTCACAGGTATAAACTCTCGCGTCAGACGTCCGACGCGCCATGTGGACGAAATCTCGCGCCGCACGGCCTATTATCGGTTTGTCCTTCCTGCGAACAATGCGCAGATGAAAAACCCGACCGGCATTCCAGCCCAGAAACACAAGATGTACGGGCCGTAGTGTTGCGCTGCGTCTGCAATCAGCATCCGTCCTCCACTCTCACAAGGACAAGGGCCTTCGACTTGCTCATGTCGCCGCCGTAATGTGCCTTCGTGCGCTTGCGGTAGGTCGGTGTCAGCATGAACTCAATCGAACTGACGCGGACGTGCTTGTACGCTGCCAGCTCTTCGACCGTGCCCATCGTGAGGAAGTCGTCGCCCTTGTACATGGCATAGATGCCGCCGTGAACCTGCCGCGTGTTCTTCTTGAAGTGAGTGCCGAGCGTGCTCATGGCTTCGCCTCCCCGATGTCCTCCGACTTCCAGCCCGATTCGACGATTTCCTCTGCCGCGCCTCGCAAGCTGAAAACTCTCTCGCCCGCGTAAACCGTGCACCACGTTTCGCCGGTGTCCTTGTGCTTCGTTTCCTCGATGGCGTCGATGCTCTTTTCGTTGAGGTAGGTCGTCCGCTCGATTTCCGCGCCCTTCGTCGGCTTTTCCTTGATTCTGATAAACGTAACGCCCAAGGCTCATTCCTCCTTTCCGTGCTTCGTCTTGTAGCGAATGCTGTCTACGACTTCCATGATGTCTTGCGCCGCCTCCATCACGGCCTCTGCTTCCTCGCGGCTCTGGTAAAGATTACCAGTTATGTACCGGTCGTAACCTTTCGGGGCTACTGCGTTTCTTGCGAGCCCTCGCACGTAGTTCGTGACCTTAAGGGCGTTGTCCTCTCCGAACGTATCCGTCGCCCATTTCGAGATCGCGTTCGTGACTTTGTTGTTGAGCTCGCGCTTTTCCGCTGCCGTGAGGCCTTTCGGCTGGTACGTGCCTTGCTGCCGCTCGCGTTGCTCCTTCTTCCTGCATTCGGGGCAGGTCTGCCGCTTGCACGTCCTGTTTTGGTTGATGGTGTACGTGAACTCTCGCCCGCAAACATGGCAGACGGAATGAATCTCTGGCATGGCTTATGCCTCCCCTCCGAGCTTGCACTCTGCGAACCGCTTGCCGCCGTCGCGGGTGGCGTTGCTCTTGTTCACGCCGCGCATGAAGAATTGCCGCGCCCCTTCGTCGCAGCCGAGGCAGTCCATGAGGCCGGTGAGGGCGACAATCCCGTCGCAACATTCCTCCATGAGATGTCCCCACTTTTCCATGTCGCCCCGGTCGCGGTCGTATGCGTCGAACGCCTCGCCGACCTCGCCGATTTCCTCCACGACCTTGCACAAATAGTTCGCCGGCGACCACCCCGCGTAAAGCGGGCCGTTGCACGGGTGAGGCAAAATAGGCCGTGCCTTGCGAATCTCTGCGACTTCGTCCTCGAGATCGGCTACCCCTGCCGCGAGCGTCCGCATGATGAGGCCGAGCCCGTGCATCTTGCGGTCGATGTCTGAAATATCGTTCGTCGTCTCCGTCATTTCGCTTCTTCCTTCCTGCGTTTCGCCGCTTCTTCCTTGTGCTTTGCCTGCATCCACTCGCGCAGCTTGTTCACGTGCTCCAAGCATTTCGGGCAAAGGGTGTGTCCCTTGACTGCCGCCGCCTCGCCGCAGCAAGTGCAAATCCCTTTCGCCTTGCGTTCCTGCTTCAGCTTGAAAGCGGATTTCCGCCGCTCGAAGTCCTCTTTTTCTTCCTGCGTCATGCGTCTGCTCATGCGCTCGCCCTCCTTCAGCGATATGCCCTGCCGCTTTTCAGGTCGATGAGGACAATCCTCTCGCCGACAGAAAAGCCGAAAATCTTTGCCACGCCCTTCATGGCACAGATCGCGAACTTCACTCGTTCGAGGTCGTCCGCTTCGATGTGCCGAAGGGCTGCGCTCGCCGTGCTGTCTCGGTAGTGCTCCGTGTTGTAGCGGTCGTCGTCGCCCATTTGCGCCTCACCTCCTTTCGAGCGGAAGTTCCTGCGTCATGTGCGCCTTTGCCATGCGAACGAGCGCAGGGTCTGTCTCCGTGTCTGGGTCGAGCGGGAGCGGGCGGATAAGAATCTCCACGCGGGGATTGGCTCTGTCGATGCCTGCGATTCGCGTCCCGTCGAGGCTTTTCACGAGCCGGTCGTCCGCGAGAATCCACCTCCGGAATTTCTGCCGCTTGCGTCCGCCCGTCGCCCGGTCGGGGACGAGCTTGTATTCGTCGCTGATGATGTCCTGCGTCGCCTGAATGAGCCCGTTCAGGTCGGGGTAGTGCGCCCGCCCTTCGAGGTAGTAGTGCGCCGTGAGCTGTACCGGCCCGTCGAAGTGCGGAAGATCGCCGTCGCGCTCCTCTTTCAGTCTGCACAATTCCGCTCGGAAAATCTTTTCGTACCGACGGTACGCCTTGCTCGGCAGAAGTGTCGCCCGCCGCGCGACCATCACCGCAGAATTTTTCTTCGTTGCTGGCTGGCCTTTGACGACGAATGCGAAACTTTCCTTGTCGATGATGATGCTCAAACCGTCTGCGCCTCCTTTTTCTTGCGCCGGCGAACATTTCGCTTTTCGCGGCACGCCGCGCACATCGTGTTCCCGCGCTGCCGCTCCTCCTTCGTGAGAGGCTCGCCGCAGTTGATGCATTCGCCTCTCGCCTTGCGCTCGCCGTAGAAAATGCTGTTACGCTTGCGCTCGTATTCGAGGCACGCGGGGCAAAGGGATTTCCCCTCTGCCGCCGGTGCGCCACAGTGAACGCATAGCCCTGCTTCCTTGCGCGTGTAGTAGCGCTTCATGTACCTGCCGCGCCGCGCCTTTTCGACAAGCTGATGCCGAACTTCGAGCCCGATTTTCTGTATCGGGAGGAATACGTACTTCATCGTGCGCCCTCCTTCTGCCGCCAGTCTTTCCCGCCGAGGTACACGCGCTTGCACATTCCGTAGATTCTACTGAGGATGCGTTGAGCCTGCGTGTCGTCCGCCTCGCCGCCCTTCGTGTAAACCGTCAGCCGCTCTGCGAGCTCTGCCGTGTCGTAGTTGGTGGTGATGATCGTCTGGAGGCTTTCGTTGTAGCGGTAGTTCACAAGGGTGAAAAGCTGCTCGCCGACCCATTCCGTGATGTGTTCCGCGCCGAGGTCGTCCAGAATGAGGCATGGCGTGTCCCGCGCTGCCTGCATTGTTTCCGCTCGCGTGTTCGTCTTGTAGCTCTGCCTGATGTCCTCAAGAAGATCGGGGACGGAGCTGAAAAGAACCTCCTGCCCGCTATGCGCTTTCTCGTTCGCGATGATGGCTGCGAGCTTCGTCTTTCCCGTGCCTCGCGGCCCGTAGATGAAAAGGCTGATGTCATGCCCTTTGCCCGCCGTCGCAGCCCATTTCGCTGCCGCGACTGCTTTCTGGTTTTCTGCCGTCGGGATGTAGTCGCTCCACCTGTCGCTCGCGTATGCTTTCGGAACTCTCGCGCATTGGAAAAGATTCGCGATGCGCTGCTGCTTGCGCTTGAGCTTTTCCCACTTGCAGAAGGTGATGGACGAGTGGAACGTCCCGTCTTTCGATGGAGTGACGAGCTCGATGACGCCGACGAATGAGCCGGTGTGCTTGCATTTCGTCCCGTCGCACCCACGGCAAAGGTCTTGCGAATCCTCAATCCGCAGAATGTCCTGCCGGTGTTTCTCCGCTTCCTCCGCTTTCAGATTGTACTTCCCACGGAAATTTCTGATGTTCGTCTGCCCATCGCATATCTTCTTTGAGTCGCCGCAGTCCCGGTGTGTCGACGTGATGCGGTCGAGAATCGCCTGTAACTCTGCCTGCATTCCGTGTTCCTCCTTTCGGCTTTTGCGCCTTGAATCCGTTCTTCTTCCAGTTTTCGAGAATGGCCTCAATGTAGCGAACGCTCCGACCGTTGAGCTCTGCCGCCTCTTTGATGGCTGCGACGAGCCAATCCTTTGTGTAGCTGTCGAGAAGGTCTTTGAGCTTGTCCGCCTCTATCTCGCCGTTGATGGGGTGAATGTTGTTTGAGAATAGCGTGATGACCTCTCCGAGATCGTCGTCGTATCCGGTGCCTTCCTCTTGCGCGTGTGTACCACCACCACCACCTATATTTACTTTACTTTCCTTTAGGGGTGTTTTTTCGTCGGAAACCCACGTTTCCGCGTCAGAAACTATAGTTTTTGTTGCGGAAACTGTTTTTTGCTGTCCGTAAGGATATATCCTATTCGCGACGTTTTGAGTTTCTGCGTTGGAAACTAGGGTTTTTTCGTCGGAAACCGTAGTTTCTTCCTTTTTCCGTCGCGGAAACGCATCTACGTCGAATCGGGGGTCTAGCTCGGCTTTTCGCTTCTTTACGGCCATCCGATATCGGCTCTGAATCCCTCGCGACGTCAAGATGTGGTACGCGGTGAAAATGTCCCGGTCGAAAATCTCTGCCTCGAAACAAGTGTCGACAATCCGCGTCAGAAGATCGGCGGAAATTGTCATTCGTTTCGCGTAAACGAATCGCTGCCGCTCCTCGAACTTCGTGTAGTAGCCGTTCTTGTAAATTTCGTCGTACAGGAAGTTGAGAACGCCGTAGGCGATAAAGCCCTCTTTCGCAACGAGGTATTCGACCTTGTCGTCCGTGAGCATATTGACGTCGTGAGGCCAGTAGTCGAGCCCTTCCTTTTGCGGCCTTGCCATTCCATCACCCGCCTCTCTGTCCAGCGCTCATGGTTCATGCCTCCTTTGCGAATGGCAGAACCTTTGCGCCGGTGTCGCCGAGCTCGCCGTCGGCTGCGCTTGCGTCCGTCGTCGGCTCGCCGTCGAAAAGACTTGTCTGCGCTCGCTTGCCGAGGAGGTATGCCCGCGCCTCTGCTTCGAGCTTCCACAAGCGGTCGACTGTGGACGGGCTGAAGTACACACCGATTTCCTTTTCGTCGACCGGGCATTTGCGCATCGGAGTGTTGACGACCGTCTCCGTCCCTGCCATCGGGAGGGCGAGTTTCGCGCTGATGATCGCGCCCATCCTGCCATCCTTGCCGTAGTGGAACTTTACGGCAAAAGGCTTGAGCCGCGCCGCGAGCTCAGGTGCTTCGAGAATCCCTGCGACCGAGCCGCGCAAGTCGTCCATAGCGCGGTAGAAATCCGGGGCGGCTGCCTCTGCGAAAAGCCCTTTGAGATCGTCCTCGCCCTTGTCGGTCGTGTTCGTGCAGTCGATTTCGATTTTGCCCATGCTCTCAATGACCTTGATTTTCTTGATGGTGCAAGATGTCCCCATTGCTTTAGCTCCTTCCTGCGACGTATACCGGCTTGCCGGTCGCCGCCTCGATGACGCGCTCGAATTGAGCGGGGTCTGCGTTGTCCTGCGACAAGTGAATCAGCCAGACTTCCTTCAAGCTGTCAAGATCGTTCGCGTGAAAGAAGTCCACAAGATTCTCTAGCGAGAAATGGCTCTTGATGAGCCGGTCTGCGAGCCCTTTGTCGAGCCGCCCTGCCGCTACGTTTTCTTCGAGAATCTTGTATGAGTGGTTTGCCTCGATGAGAATCTTCGTGAGGCCGGAAAACTTGTAGCGGAGGTAGTAGGTGTCTGTCGCGTAAAGTACGCGGTCGTCCTTGTCCTCCAACAGGAATCCCAACGGCTCTGCTGTGTCGTGCTGAACGTTGAACGCGCTGACCGAGATTTTCCCGACGTGCGCCGTCTCTAAATTCTCGATGACGTGTAGCCGGTGCTCGCTCTGCTTGTCGATGCCGAGCGCGTCTGCCGTCCCTGCTGACATATAAACGTCAACGCCGCGCTTCATGAAATCTCGCGCCGCCTTGGCATGGTCTTGATGTTCGTGCGTGATGAAGATCGCGGACGGGAGCTTGAAATGAACCCTCTGCATGACACGGTGATACGGGAGGCCGCAGTCAAGCATGACCGTGTCCTCCCCATTTCCCACCGTGTAGCAGTTGCCCGAGCTGCCGCTCGCGTATGCTGCTACGTTAAGCATCAGAATCCCGGCCCTTCATCGCCTGCCGGTGCGAGCGTCGGCTGTACCGGCTCTGCCTTTGCCTCTGCTTTCTTGCTCGCCGTCTTGACGGGCGGCTCCGTCGCCGCTTTGAGCTCTGCCTCTGGAATCTTGTGCGCGGGCTGAATCGCGGGCGGCTCTTTCGTCGGCTCGAATACCTCGCTATTCGCATTGACACGAATCTCCTTGCGGACGTCGCTGTTTGCGATGTCCTCTGCCTCATATTCGTCCTGAAGGCCGAGCGTCAATTCCGGGGCGGTCGTGCGAATGAACCACGACGCCGCACGGTAGCGCAACATCTGGTCAGGCATCGTCTGCCACTTGCTGCCGTTCTTGCTGTACCAGCCCTCTTTTTTCGCGATGCCGATGGTGACCTCCGGGCCGGTGAGCACGTCGCCGGTCGCGAGCTCCTTTGCGTAGGCGACGACGCCCTGCGTGTCCGTCCCCTTCTTGCCCGTCTCCTTGTAGTGAATGCTGCCGTACTTGCCGCACGAGTTGAAAAGGGCAATCATCATCTTCGAGCTGAGCGCGGGCGTGCCGTATACGACGTACACATTCTGCAACATCATCAACGGGTCAGCGCCCATGCGGCTCGCCATGTTGAGGACGATTGCGCAGTCGCTTTCGTTGTTGCGGTAGGCCTGCGGAACGAGCGAGCTCTTCGCAAAAACCTTCGTGAGAATCTGGAGCTGATGAATCGCCGCCGCACTGTAGAATCCGGGGCGGATGTCCACGTTCGAGATCGGCTGCGCCGCCTCTGCTTTGACCGTCTGCATTTCGTTTGCCATTTGGTTTTCCTCCTTGTGTCCTGTGTGGTTAATCTTCTATCTCAACGTCGAGGGTGTCATGCGCCCCGTCGGCAATGAGCTTAATAACCTGCGTCCCGATGTCCGGGAGGCTGGTATAGCTTTCGCAGTCGTCGATGATGACTGGCAGCTTGACGCCGTAATACTCCGAAAGCGTGTTGACAATGTCCAGCGCGGCTTTCATGCGGTTGCCCTTGTTGAGCCCGTCGCTGAAAGGAACGCCGTCGATAAGAGGCTCGCAGCACTCTTCGAGTGCGCCGTTGATGCGCTGCGTGAACATCTTCCAGCGAACGTACTTGAAATGGCTGTTGATGCCGTCCTCCGTCGCGCGAACCTTTGCCCGCATAAATTCCTCCGTGAGAAAAAGCTGTCCTTCGAGCTCCGAATAGACGCGCCCGAGCTCTGCTTCGTGCTCCTTCAGTTCTTCGATGCGTGCTTTCGTGCTAGCCGCCTGCTTGATGGCTACGAGCTTTTCGCGCCGCGTGCTGATGTCGAGGTCGAGCTGGCTGATTCCCATCTTGACCTTGATTGCCTCGCCCTCGCCGCTGTCGCGGAGATCGGCGATTTCGGTCTTGATGCGGGCTTTCTCTGCGAGAAGTTCCTTGTATGCCGCGTCGTCCTCTGCTTTCGTCGCGCTTGCCGGTGCTTCGACAATGGCCCGCGCCTCTTTGAGCTTGGAAGAAAGTTCTTCGATGCGTGCTTCCTTTTCGGTCGCCTGCGTGTCGATGGCCTTGACCTTTTCAAGGTCGGCTGCGCGTTGCTCCATGATGCGCTTTCCTTTTTCGGAGATCGCCTTGAGCTTTTCCGCCATGTGGACGTTGAAGTCGTCGGCTGCTTTCTGCCGCGCCTCTGCGAGCTTGTCAGGCGGGAGAGGCTGTCCGCAGTACGGGCAAACCTCGCTGACCGTGTCCGCTTCGAGCTCCTTCTTCTTTTCGACGCCCCATTCGGTGCGAAGATCGGCTGCAATCTTTTCCGATGTCGTGATGGCTGTCTGGAGGCGGTCTTTCTGTTTCTGTCCTTCTTCGAGCTCGCGCCCAATGCGTTCGAGCTCGCTTTCGCAACCGCGAACGACGCGCTCTGCCTCGCCGCGCTTGCGGCTGTCGTCTCCTTCGAGCTCTGCCTTGCGCTTCGTCATTTTGGCCTCGATGCCTGCGAGCTCTTTCTCGCGCTCGGCAACCTCGCCGCCGTTTTCGATGCGCAAAAGCTGTTTCTGCTTTTCGGCTTTCTGTCCTTCGAGATCGGCGATTTCAGCTTCCAGAAGTTCCTTGCCCTCGCCCGGCTTGTCTGGAATCGTGCGCGTCAATTCGTCGATGCGGGCGGGAATGCCTTTCGTTTCCTCGTTCGTCTTTTTCATCTTGCTCTGCAAGACTTTGCGCAAGTCCTCAACCGTGCGCCCGCCTTTGAGAAGTTCTTTGAGCGGGTGGAGCTCTGCGTTCGCCTCGATGATGTCAGCGTCCGTGACCGTCCCGCAAACCATCATGAGAACCTTGCGCCGGTCTTGCCATTTGGTATTGGTGCAGAAGTGGAGAGGCATGGACAGCACGGAGAACGTGTCTCCTTTGACGAGATCGCTCACGCGCCGCTCGTACTCTTTCTTCGACATCGGAACGCCGTCGATGCTGTAGGTCGTCGTGTGTCCCTTGAACTCACTCTCTGCCGCGCCCCGGTGCTTTTCCCATTTCTCTTTGAACTCGCGCTTGAGCGTGACGAAATGGTTTTCGTCGATGCTGAACTCTGCCTCGACCGTGTGCTCGACGCCGCCGTCGCTCGGGGTGCTGCCATCCTCGCCGCGCTTCTTAATCTGCGTGTCGATGGCCTTGCCGTCGAATCCCTTGCCAGTCATGAGCCAAGCGTATGCGTCTGCGATGGTCGTCTTGCCGGTGCCGTTCTTGCCGCGCACGGTGATGTTCTTGCCCTCTGCGTTGACTTCGAGCTTTTCGAGCCCTTTGAAGTGCTGAACAAAAATTCTGTTGAGCCTCATTTTCTTTTCGTCCTTTCTGTGATATACTGTCGTTGAGCTTCATTTAGGTTTTCGGCCTGAATGGTAAGTCCCGCAGCAAGTAGTCCCTTGCTCGCGGGGCTTTTTATTTTGCCCGATTTCCTGCATGAGCGTTACGCCTATGCAGGCTGCTTCGAGCTCCTTGATGAGCCTCGCGCACCTGTCGAACGTCGGAACTTCCTCCGTCGTGATGATGTCGTCGTAACAGATCGCTTCGAGCGCGTCCTCAACATCTGCCGCCCGCCGCATGACTACCCGCAAGCGGAGCGCCGTAGAAGATACGCCGGCGATAGGCACGGGCGGGAGAATGAGCTTGCCTGTCTCTAGCTCGCCGCTCAAATAGCGGTAGCCGAGCGCGGGGTCTCCGTATGCCTGAACCATTTCCGCGACCGTTTCGTCTGGAACGTCCCGCCCGCTTTCGTAGTACGCGAGCGTCCGAGGCGAGATGCCAAGAACCTCTGCCGCGTACTCGCGGCTCATTCCTGCAAGCTGCCGTGCTCTGAAAAGCGTTTCCGCGAATCTTTCGTGCATTTCGTGTCCCTCCTTTCGGTGCGATAATGACCTTGATGGAACTCTCTGTCCATGCGTTCCTTGCGCTCGCCGCAAGTCCTGTCGTCTCTGCATACGGGAACGAGCTTGCCTTTGAAATACAGCTTGTGGAAGTCCTCCCACGGCTCGAACGTCCGCCCGCAGATGAAGCAGTACGGATGCTGCGTGCGCTCGCCGTTCATTTGTCGTCCGCTTCCTTCTTGATGAAGTAGTTGATGCGGAGCTTGTCGCCCGGCTGAATCTGGCAGTGTGTGTCCTGCAACCACGGGTTGAGCTCGATGATGCCCTGCTGGAACTCCAAGATGTAGCGCCGCCCGCCGGTGTTTTTCTGGAGGAACGTCTCGCTGATGTCCCAGAAGGTGTCGCCCGGCTTGACCGTGTAGGTGTCCTCAATGAGAACTTGGTCGCCGTCGTAGTAGCCGCCGAACAAGATCGCCGCGCCTGCGAGCGCCGCAATGGAGATGCCCTTCTTGATGTGCGACCTGATGCTCGCGTCCGAGCGGGCGATGCGAATCTGCCTCGCCTCAATGCGACGTTGAAATTCTGTCATGTTGTGCCGCCTCCTTCGTGCTGTAGCAGCGCATGAGCTCGCGGGCGAGCGTCGTGTTGAAACGCTCTTTCACGCTGTCGCTGAAATTCCGTAAGCGCACCCGCGCCGTGCAGCCGTTGTGCTTGACGATGATGATGCCGTTTTCGTTCATGTGTTCGGCCTCCTTTCTGACCGTTTACGTTGCTTTTCAACGCCTCGCAGGCAGAAAAAATCAGCCCTGAATGACAATTTTCATGCCGAGCTCCTTAAAAATCTTCCTCGCCTCTGGAAGCGTGAAGGAATCGTTGCTCAGCTTGCGGTAGAAGGTTTTCGGCGGGATGCCTACCTTTTCGGCAACCTCGCGATACTTCATACCTCTACCTGCAATCTCGCCTTTGATTGTGAGCTCCATGCGCTCGCCTCCTCTCGCTTGTCATACAAATATCTCTTTCGGTTGATTTTCAACCCTGTCTGAATTATAGCGCGAACGGAACGTAAAGTAAAGAGAAATTTTCCCTATTTTGAGAAAAAATCCTTTT